CTTTGGTTTTATGTAATGATATTATTTTTCTTTCAAAACATTCCTTACCATATTTCGTAATATCTTCCTTAAGTTCAGGACAAGAACCATAATAATTTTTCCAATCTGATTCAGACTTTACTTTTCTCTTTTTTCCTTTTGGTGTTCTGAACTGCCAAAGATACTTACGTCCAATATATTTTCTACCGGTGATCTTACAGGATATAAGATATACAAATCCAAAATAATCTCCTATATGCTGAGACTCAAAGATTTCCCCATTAAACTTCCATGGGTTCTCATAGCTCATAGAGTAATCTTAAAGAGCTATTATTTATCCTTCATCCTTAGCAAAGCGATTCTAGCAATAAAAAAGCACCTTGTCAAGAGGTGCTTTGAGTTATATTAGGAATTTATTATAGAGGCATCTTTGAACCTGGTTTTACTTTCGCTCCACCAGGTTTAGCAGGAGGCACTGGAGGAGGCACTGGAGTAGTTCTCTTTATACCATATTTCAGTTCGTCTGCTCTTCTTTGTTCCGGTGTAATAAGAGTATTAGATTGCTCGGAAACTATTCCCAGAATAGTCTCGGAGTCCATCTCCATCATCACATAAAGTGCCTCATCTACGGTCTCTACGTGCTCGTTGTCGATGAGATACTCAAGGACTAGATCAAAAGCATCATACTCATAGGACTGGTTTAGAACCTTCTCTCTAGCGGTCTGTCTGGGTGCCACAGGGGTTGGTTTAGGGCTTGAGGCAATTGCGGCAGTGGCAGGTACAACGCTTCCAGAGGCAGCAGCAGAGGTGCTAGGAGCAGCAGCAATTGCTTTAGATGGAGTTGCTGCCTTAAAAGCATTTGGATTTTGTGATAAGGACTGATTACCTTTACCAAGGTTAGAAACTGCAGGAGATTGAACTGAAGGAGAGTTCATAGGAAGTCTGGACCTCATATCCTTCATTAAAGGATTATCAGTCTGTTGAGTTCCACGAATTCTTGCCTTTTCTGCAGCGGCAGCGGCAAGACGTTTATTTGCTGGTGTTGATGCCCACTGGTCCATTGCAGACCCTGCTGGTTTTGTTGGTGCTGGTGCTGGTTTTGTTGGAGCAACTTTTGGTCCTGCAGGTCTAGTAGCGGCAGGAGCAGCAGCAGCGGGTCTTGTGGGAGAAACAGGTTGAGTTGCGGTTAGTTTTGGTCCAGGAACTCGCATCAGCGCTTCAGGAGGGAGCCCTGAACCTGGTGGGGTTAAAGATTTTCTTCCTCTTGCGATTATCTCAGCAGCAGTTCCACTTCCTTTAGCCATTGCTGCATCACCACCACCAGCTTTATATGCTTTAAACTGGTCTCCACCCAAATTCTGTTGGTTATATGGTGAATTTTTTGTTCCTGCAGGAATATTTGAAACTCCTGGTTTTTGATCTGATTTGCTTGAAGAAGAAGGTTTTGCTTCAGGAGTAGAACCTCTACCTGTTACAAACCCAGCTGCTGCATCTCTTACTCCCCTAGTAGCAGCATTAAAAGTTCTAGATATTGGATTTGTAGATGTAGTCGTTTTGCCAGCATATCCTCGTAATCCTGATCCTGCAATATCACTAACAGTCGAGGCAGCTCTATTTAGATTTTGTCTTGCTCCTGCAGTAACATCTCTGACACTAAACTCATTTAAATAAGACTCATACATCTCTTCCCAGGTATACTCACTCAGGTCATAACCCTCTTCTAGAAGTGAGTTGACCCAGTTCTCAACTTCTTCCCAGATTTGTTCTTCAGTAAGTTCTTGAGGAGCATAAACTGCAGCATACGCTTCCATCAAACCCTTAGCGTCACTACCTGTAATTCTTGACATTTTTTTCTTTTTTAGTTCTTTATAGTTTTATTTATAAAAAAAGAGGGTCTCAAGGACCCTCATTATTCATCCATTCCTTTTCATAATCATAATCACCAAAAAGAAACTCATCACACTCTGCTGCCTCTTGATATGCGTTCAGGATTTCCTGTTCGCACCATTCATCATAATTGGAATCCTGAGAAAGTATCTTTGGTAACATCTTGCTTAATTCCTCCAACGATATAAGACTCAACTTCCGTCTCCTGAGGTGCCACTTGAAGTCCTTTAGAGGAAATCCAGTGCTCAGTCCAAGGAAGGGGATTATTCTTTGCCGGAATATCATAAAGAGGTTTCAGTCCGATTGCCTTCATTCTACGGTTAGCAATCCATTCAACATACTGCTGTAACAGTTTGTCATTTAGACCAATCATAGAACCATCTTTGAACAGATACTCTGCCCAAAGTTTTTCTTGATTGACAGCATTCTCAAAGGTCTTGTAGACCCACTGTTCTTCTTCTCTTGAAATACGTGCCATATCAGGATCATCACCCTCTTTCCATTTGTTTAGAATGTTCTGAGTAATGACAAGGTGTTGATTCTCATCACGGGCAATTAGACCTATGATTTTTGCACTTCCTTCCATAAGCTTGAGTTCGCCAAATGCAAAACTGCAAGCAAAACTGACATAAAAGCGAATACCTTCAAGTATATTAACATTTGCAACTGCTCTGAATAATTTGCGTTTGAGTTCATATCTTTCTTCCTGTGCGTGGGGAACTTGTTCTTGGGCGTGTTTCCAAAGTTCAGAAGTTCCATAATGTTGAGCACTATTAATGAAGTCATTATATGCCTCAGTTACACTGACAGCACGTTCCATAATACGTTCGTCTTTCAGAATCGTATCAAAGACTTCAGAAGGATCTGAATAAACATTTTTGATAATATATGTATATGAACGGGAATGGATCATCTCCATAAACTCCCACACCTTCATACATGCTTCCAGTTCAGGAAGAGAACAGTAAGGAGCAAATGCCATACCAGGACCTCTTCCCTGAACAGAATCAAGCATAACCTGATACTTCAGATTACTGCTGAAAATATGCTTTTGTTCTGGGCGAAGAGATTGATAATCTCCTCTATCCTTTTGAAGAGAGACCTCTTCAGGTCTCCAAAAATATCCTAGTTGTTGAGTTGTTAATTTATCGAAGATTGGATATTTGTAAGAATCGTATCTTTGAATTCCTAGTGGTTGTCCAAAAAACATAGGTTGCTTTTTGGTATCAACCTCTTCAGAGTTAAAAACTGTCATTTGATTGACCACATTCTTCTCCGCTAGTTTTGTCTTAAAGTTAAAATCCATAATTTTTTCTTCTCTAAATTAACTCACACTTTTATATTTAATCAGGTCAGATTTTGCAACTTTCACAATCGTCTTCGCCAGAACTCATAATGTCATCAAGAAGAGATTGAAGTTGTTGTTTTGGTTCTTCAACTTCATCTGTCTTATTATCATAAGTGTTTTGATAGTATGCTGTTTTATGCCCCAATTTGAAACAAGTAAGCATATCCTGTGCCATTACGCTAACAGGAACCTCATTGTTCTCATAATTCTCTGGGTTATATGACCAGTTTCCAGAAATCGCCTGATCAAAGAATTTTTGCATAACAGCAACAATATTGATATAACCACGATTGCTAGGCATATCCCAAAGAAGCGTATAATTGTTCTTAAGAGTATGATACTGTGGAACAATCTGCTTGAGCGGTCCCTTCTTCGACTTCTTAACGGACAGATATCCTCTGGGAGGTTCAATTCCGTTTGTTGCATTTGACACAACGGAACTACTCTCCGATGGCATCTGTGCGGACAGTGTTGAGTTCCTAACTCCATACTGTTTGACCTGTGCTCTAAGACTTTCCCAATCATACTTCAGATTATTTGGAATGATTTCATCAACGTCAGTTTTGTATGTATCAATGGGCAAAATACCATTACCATACTTGGTGCGATGAGAGTATTCACAGGCACCCTTTTCTTTAGCAAGATTGACAGTTGCCTGAATGAGATAGTATTGGAATGCCTCAGTCAGATCGTGAACTAATTGCCATGCCCCAGGATCGGCATAATTCTGCCCGTGCTTGGCAAGATAATGTGCCAAACCAATATAACCTACGCCAAGTGACCTACGTGCTCTGGTGGCGATTTCTGCTGCTTTGACGGGGTATCTTTGAAAATCAATAAGTTCATCAAGACTCCTAACAGCAAGATCACAAAGAACTTCAAGATCTTCATTACTTTTAATTTTACCAACATTAATAGCAGAAAGGATACAAAGAGCAATTTCCCCATTTGGATCATCAATATGTTGAATCGGTTTTGTTGGGAGTGTGATTTCCTGACAAAGATTACTCATCTCAACTTTATCCATAAAGGAAGAGTGGGAGTTGCAGTGGTCAATATTCATAATGTAAATACGACCAGTTTCGGCACGTTCTTTCAGAAGATCCAGAAATAGTTCTTGAGCGCCGATAGTTTTTCTTGGAATAGATCCATCTCGTTCATAACCCACATAAAGGTCGTCAAATCGATCAGTGCCAAAAGCATCATAAAGACCAGGAACGTCGTGTGGGGAGAAGAGTGTGATTTCTCCGTTTTGAATGAATCGTTCATAGAAAATTTTGCTGATTTGGATACTGTAGTCTAACTTACGAACACGGTTATCTTCGGTTCCTTTGTTATTTTTTAATACTAGGATGTCTTGGATTTCTTGGTGCCAGATTGGAAAGTGGACAGTTGCTGATCCACCACGGATGCCGTTTTGAGTGCAAGATCTGACAGTTGCCTGAAACTTTTGGAGGAATGGGATAACACCTGTATGAATAACTTCTCCCCCTCTGATTTTACTGTTGATGCCACGGATTCTACCTGCATTGATGCCAATTCCTGCTCTTTGAGCAACATACCTAAAGATTGCAGAATCACTAGACTCAATACTAGGGAGGGTGTCATCAACATCAACAAGAACACAACTTGCATATTGGCGAAGTGGGGTTCTAACACCTGCCATGATTGGTGTGGGAATGTTGATTTTATGTTTGGAGATTGCGTCATAATACCTCTTAACGTAATCTAGACGAGTTTCTTTTGGATACTTAGAAAAAATAGTTGCTGAAATCAAAAGGTACATAAACTGTGGGGTCTCATAAAGAGCACCACTACTCCTATCTTGAACAAGATACTTGTCCACTACTTGTCTAAGTCCTGCATAAGTGAACAAGTAGTCACGATCATGATCAATAAACGACTCAAGTTTCTCAAATTCTTCATCTGTGTAAAGATCAAGAATTTCTGAATCATAAACTCCGTCATCAACACAATCAAGAACGTGTTGCTTTACGGTTGGGAATTCATGCATACGTCCAAACAATTGCTTGCGAAGAGCAAACAGAAGAAGACGAGCAGCAACAAATTGATAATTAGGATGATCCAGATCAATCAAATCAGAAGCAGAACGAATCAGAATTTCCTGAACCTCTGCTGTAGTAATTCCATCATAAAACTGAATTCCAGATTGCATTTCAACTTGAGATGCAGAAACTCCAGCAAGATCCTTACAGGATTCTTCCACCATAACATGAAGTTTATTCAAATCAAGTGGTTCAGTATTTCCATTTCTTTTAGTGACTTTTGTTCCGTTGTTCATACTTTCTTCCATTCGTTAAACTTTACTTTTGCTTCTAAACCTGAGTGTGTATTCAATTTTAACATATCCATAACCGAAAGTCCAGCAAGAATCATATCGTTTATATCCTTTTGCTGAATGGATTTGGGCCATACTATAATTTTATTTCCACCCTCAATAATCTTATTCATACGATTGCAGATTTCTCGGTTTCGTGGTTCATTATCAAAGACATAAACTACATCCTTAAAATTACAGGATGATACATCAACATCGGCACCACACATAGCGATTCCATTCTCTACAAACTCAGAGTCAAATGGTCCCTCAACAATATAAACCGTCTCATTTGCATTTACCTTATTGAGTCCATAAAGTTTGGGAATTGAATCATCCAAGATGACGGTAATGTATTTAACACTATTCGGACCTAGTGCTCTTCCCTGAAATCCGAAGACTTCTCCTTCCCTAGTGTATAGTGGTATGACTATACGACTCTCATCCTTTACAATCCTACTATATGTGGGTTTTTGAGTATTCACCCACTCCTGAAACTTGTCAGCAAAATAAAACTTTTCCGGATTGAGTTGTCTTTTTTCTAGATATTCCTTGGCAAGTTGATTTGATGATGCTTTTGGAAGGTCCAGTTTCTTGGAAAATGTTGGTTTTGAGAACTCAAACTTTGGTTCTTCAACTACAAAGTTCTTACCGGTATATCCTTCCTTAAACTTCTCCATCGTATATTGCTTATGAAGAGTGGAGTCTAGTTCTTTGAGAAAGTTATTGAAGGACATACTTGCCCCACAGTTATGACACTTAAAATTAGTATTGTTCTTTACGGTATACAAATACCCCCGCGTCTTACTTTTATTCTTTTGAGAATCTCCGCAAAGAGGGCAGCGAAAATTGTAGAGATCCGCTTTAACTCTCTTAAATTTCTGGAGGCGTGACGAAACTAATCCAATATACTTGGAATCAATCAAATCCATTATAAAGAGTATTTACTTCGTGCTCTCTATTCTATCAGGCATTTGGGATGGCGTCAAGATATCAACGACGGTGGTGGACTGTGAAAATGCAAAGGAGACGATTACTAATGCTCCTACAACTATCCAACGAAACTTTACAACATCATCAACTTTTTTATCTACCGCTCCTATACGACCATCTATCTTTTCTTCCAGTGCCTCAAATCTTTCAATTACTCTACCGTGCTCTTCTGTATTTTTAACTTCTATCGTCTTAATTCGATCAATAATTAATTCATCATTTTTACTATTATGTTCTAATTTTTCTTCGTGAACTGCCAACATTTTAGAAATGCTTTGACTTGTCTTTCCCATTATCTGGATTGCTTCATCTATCTTTTTCATCATAACCTCATAGGAAGTAAGACGCTCTTCTAGAACCGCAATTTTTGTTTCGTTGGATGATTTGTTAAACATTTTTTTGTTGGTGGATGTTGGGTTCTACAAAACAAAAAAATCAAGTAGTAATTATATTATTATTTATTTCTTCTTATATTTTCTTTTTTGAAGATTTGCTCTATAAGCAGGCGGAAGTCTCCTCATCATCTTGGAACGCCCATCAAGGGGTTTATCATAACCGGCAGTGGGTCCTGGGTCAAATCCTTGTACGCTACCACCAAATCCTGCCTTATTAGCAGTACTTCCAGTACTATTAGTAGGACCACCAATTGCCATACCCTCTTCTTTGAGAGTATGAATAATATCAATAATCTTGTTTATATCCATTAGATTTTCTGCAATTGAGACAGGCACTCAGAATCTTCTATAATATCTTGAATTTGAGTTTTCGGATATTCTGGTAAACGATTTAAGAACAGTAAAAAACTTTTAATAGACGGCCACAGTTCCTTTTCTAAATTATAGAATAACAAAGGAACTGCTGCATCATTAAAAACATTAAAGAGGATAATAAGATGATTTAATATTAAATGCGTCTTTAATTCGCCAGTATTCTTATATCTTTTTAATAATCTTTTTACATAACGTATTCTTTTCAAATCAGATTCAAAATCCTCCATCGTTACTGATTGAGGATTTTCATAATATTTAATGGCAAATAATATATAATTATTTTCATTCAACTCATCAAATCTCATATGCTATTATCAGCTATCTGGATATCTAGTATCGTCATCAGCATCGCCAGTAATACTACTACCAGCAACTAATGTTTCGGTTTTAACTCTGAAGTTTCCGTGACTATCAATATATGTAGTAACACCAACCCAACCGGCGTGAGTGGGAGCATACTTACGAGCATTTCCAGTTGCAGTATTTGCAACACTTACTTCTGCTGTACTTACACCGACAACAGTAGTGAATACTGGACTTGTTGAATATCCAACGGTCTTGGACTGTGGTGCTCTATAAACCGAATCTACAACGGCATAGAGTGGTTCTTCGGAAACAAAGTATGAAGTTCCGGCAGGAACAGTTGTAAGACCAGAAACAAAACCTCCAGTAGAGGCAATTGAAATTGTTGTGGAAGTAAATCCGGTTATTACTGCATAACCATAAGTTGCTCCAGCACCAACCGTAATCACATCACTAGTACTAATGCCTGAAGTTGTAAATGTAACAACACCAACAGTACCGGTTACTGTCTTGGTGCCAAGATTGACAGCAATAGTGCCATCAGAATAAACTAAATCTTTATTACCCCAAAGAGACATGTGTCTTACCCTTAATTCTTTTATATTGATATTTATAAAAAAAGGAGACCTTAAGTTTGGTCTCCTATGTATTAATTTTTTGTTAGTTCAGGGAGTAGTATCTACTGCACCCTTTTTCTTAAGATGTGCTTGAATCTGAAGAATAACAAAAGAAGCAATTCCGTTTGCCTTAATTTTAGGAATTGCACCAAGAAGTTCAGAAAGAATTAAAAGAATAGTAGCGACTGCTGCTTCATTTGCAACAATCCAAGCCCAAATAAGACCTGCAGACATAGTAACCTCCGTATGAAGAGTATCCTGTACTATTTAGAATTTATCTTTCTTGTTTACGTCTCTGTTCGGCTGCACGTCTTCTTCTTAACTGTGCTACAGCACGAGCAGCTGCCGTATCTCCTCTTTTCTGGTCGTCTGCCATGTCATCGGCGGTTCCACCCCCCATATAACGATTTCTTTCTCTATTTTGGTCTGCTCTACCAAGACTTCTGAATTCTCCTTGCCCCTCATCAACCATTTCACCTTCTGGTTCATAAGAAGAAGAGATAATCTTATTTGCTTTTACTGCAAGAGTATCAACTTTTTTACCAGTCTTAATCTTACGATTTGATTCTGGTGCAGATGGTTTTGTTTCAGTTTTTGTTACTGCTCCTGGTTTGGCAGTATTCTTCATACCAGCAAGTTCTAAATTTGCTCTATGTGTCAGTTCTTCTTTTCTTTTACGCTCTTGCTCTTGCTTCTTTCTTTGTGCTGGAGTAATTGTATTCTTTGTTCTCTCGGAAGCCGGTCTTAGTCCAGCAATTGCTTCATCAACCATTTCACCATCGGGTTCATAAGACATCTTGAGCCCCATTGCTCTTAACTTATTTTTAACCAGATTTACTTTAGTTGGAATTTCTCTAACATCAGATTCACTCTTTTTGAGTTTTGGTTTGTCACCCATACTACATTCAGATTCCTTTACAGTTTCTGGAAGACCTTTGTGCTTGGTTTTGGCAAAATCACGAAGTTTCTTTTCACCCATCTTTGCCATCTTTTTAACTTCTTCACTCGCATCAGGCATCTCACCTCTCAAATAAGCAAGTGCCATTCCGGCAAGTTGCTGTTGATTTTGACTTACTGATTTTTCTTGAAGAGAATGAACCTTTTTAAGAAACTTTGAGTATCCATTTTCGGCAATCAGTTCACCCTCAAGTTCTTGATGATTCATCAATCCTACACTTTTATCCTGAGTAGGTGCAATAATAACTTTATTCTTTTTTCCCTTCTTCATTATATCAATTTTTTTATCATTTGAGTTTTCGGTTTCCGCTTCATGAATGAACTCTTCTTTACGAGTTGCGATAGCATTTCCAATCGCACCACGCCTCTTCATTAGATACTTATCGGACTTATCCTTATCTCCATCATTATCAACATCACCATCTTCTTGACCTACGGGGTCTAATCCTTTACCTGCCGCAACTTTTGCCGTCTGAGAACCTTTTTTCCTCTCACCCTCATAGGGTTCACCATACTGAGTCATCTCAACGGATTCAATATTTGGATTCGCACGAAGTTGGTTAATTTTCTCACGGGTTGCCATTCTCACATAAGACTTTTTGGTATTCTTATCGGTTACTCTAACCTTATACTTTCTGTGCTCTGC